AGAAAACGATTGATTGTTTCATTTTCTTCTTCTCGTTTAGCATCACGTGCCGCCGCATCAATATCATCCTGTATTTGTTCTTTTCGTGTGTATTGTAATTGTTCTAGTGCCAGAACATGGGAAGAATACCCTTGTCCTGAAAAACTCGGGTTCTTAAAATCGTGTGTTAAATCACCAGCATAGGCAAAAGAACACAAAAATAGTAGTAATAGTGACCTCATCTCACTACTATTTATAAGTCTGTCTTTTTCTTTTCTTCGTTTTCTTTGAGTTCTAAGACGGTATTGAGTTTTGATCTCAGTCGAATGATATCATTGTCTAACATTCTCACTCTATCGATGAGGGCAATCAACACTTTCATGGTGTTGTCTAGTTTTTCAATGATTTGTTCAGTGACATAAGTGTAGATAAAAAAGATAAAGTAACCCATGGCAACAGCTGCCAGAGTTGCAAATCCATATTGATTGAGTATTTCTAAAATGTCCATTAGTCTTTACGTGCGTCTTCTTTTCCGTCTGCCCTTGACAATCTATCCATATCTGGTTTGAGGTGTAATGCATGTGATATTAATAAGTCTAGTTTAATCATATCATGGTTCATTGTTTTAATACGATTATCTAATTGTGAAATGATGCCTGTAATCGCACCAACTTGACCAACAACACCTGCAAGAATATATTTCAGAATGATGTAAATGAATACACCCATTGTGACTGCAGCCGCAACAGGTAAACCAAATTGTGTAAGTATTTGAAAGAACAAATCCATAAAACTATTTATCTATTAGAATTTCATTCTACGACCCACCATCCAACCTTGTTGGATATACTCATATAAATCTTTTTTTTTAATTCTTTTACTTTTTTTTCTTGTAATAGAATAAATCCATATTGTTTTTGATTTCATATTTTTCATATTTATATGGCGGTCTGTAGGAGAATCGAACTCCTCACTCCGGCGTGACAGGCCAGTGTTATAACCGATTAACTAACAAACCGAAAATGGCGCCTAACCATGGGCGCCACGTGTGAATTAGGACACAAACCCTAAGCGAAACAAGGAGAGAATAGGATTAGTCTTCTTCTACTAATTTTGAGAAGTAATCCATTGTGTCATCATCTTCACTGTCATCAGTTGAATCGGTAGAAGTGACTGACGGTTTTGTTTCACTTTTTGTTTCAACTACTGGTGCCGATACCTCATCATCAATGGTGGGAGTATCAATTTTATCAGCAGTCGTAGTAGTTCCAGTTCCATAAACAACTTTCTCAAATCTCGCTTTGAGTTCATCATATGATTTGAAAGTTGAAGGATCTGAAAACTCTGATAGAGCATATTGTTTTTTCCAAGTGCTCTGTATATCATCGTCATTATCAGCAAGTGGTGATGGTGAATCAAACTCTGATTTGTCATAGTTCCAATAACCATCTACTTTTCTGATTTTTAATTTGAAGTTTGCACCTTCCCAGAAATCAAATGGGTTTAAAGGTTTCTCATCTTCAAATTGTGGTTGCATTGCCTCAGTAATCTTATCAAATATCTTTTTACCAAACTTGAATAATTTTACTTGACCTTCATTTTCTGGATTCTTAGGATCAGATACCACAAGAACATTAGTATAGTATGTTAACTTTCTCTTACGTTTTCTTGCAATTTCTTTATCAGAATCTAAACCAGTATTCCAAAGACGACTGTTATCCTCTGATACAGGATCTTTCTTGTTCATTGTAGTTAGAGAGTTCTCAATATACCAACCACCTGGTCCTTGAAAGGCGTGTGACCATACTCTTGCCCAAGGTAATTCTTCACCTTCAACTGCAGGTAGAAAACGAATAACGGCATAACCATTACCTGATTTATCAAGTTCTGGTCTCCAGAATCTTTCGTCTTTGCCTGATGATTGTGTGGTAGTTGTTTTAGTTAGAGCTTCTAACTCTTTTGTGAGTTTGTCGAAATTACCTCGACTTCTTTTTAATGCTTCAAATGACATTTATTGTATTCTCCGTATGTTTATTGTATGTTTTTGTTATCCACGTATGCATAATATAAGATTGTATTATATCATATATAGTCAACTTTGTCAACTAAAAAGTGGGGTCGAAACCCCACTCTTTTCAAAAATATTAGAAATTAACAGATACTCCAGCAGCTGGTGTTACGTCTTTAGAATCCATATTGTATCCTGCTTCTACATACCAGTCAACTGATTTGTAAGATGAGATATAACCTGCACCTGCGTTCTGTGACCAATCACCTTCATCACCGTTTACGAATAATGAGAATCCCTTTGTAGAGATGATTGATTCGTATGCCACTTTGTCTGTTAACGAATTGTCGTGTGTTGCAACAGTTGTTAATGTTGCTTCTGCACCTAGACCGACAGTTCCTTCAACAGCATAGATATTGTCACCACCATCGATTGTGTGATCGACAGAAGCGGCAAGACCTAGTTTGCCTACGTCTAATGAATGTTTTAATTGTACTGTATCAAAATCAGTTACATCTGTACCTGTGTCTGTAAATAAAAATCTTACAGAGGTATTCTTGTATGAACCAATGATACTCTCACCAGCGTCACTTGGATTTGCTAGTGTGTCTGCACCAACAACTTCAAGTCCACCACCGATAAAGATGTCACTTTGTTCACCATAACTGATAGAACCGTTTGTGTATTTTACACCAAGTGAATACTCGTCTAAGACAAGTTGATCACTTGCGTTTGTAATAACAGCGATAGACGCAAATCCAACATCACTTGAAATATCCAAGTCAATGTCTTTTGTTGCGATTACATCGTCTGCGGCGTTCTTGGAGAAATCAACTCCAATTGCACCTGAGATTTCTGCAAATGATGTTTTTGAAATCATCAATGCAGCTAAAATTAATATTAATTTTTGCATTTGTTTCCTTTTCTTATTCACATTAAAATAACATAATTGTTAACGTGATATTTATACGTAATAATTAAACTTTAGATTAAAAAGTTGTTGATAAGTTCTTCTTGTGTAATGTACTTAATGTTAATGGCATCTGCCCATTCTTCAATTTCATCATTCACTTTATCAGTACCTAAAGGTTTTTCGTTTACTTTATAGAAATCAATATTTGAATAAACTATAAAGTTTGATTTATACTGTTGCAACCAATTTACTGGATTGACTGCATCAATATCATTCTTCTCATAATGTAGGGTGTCTTTATACATGTTGTTAAATTTATTTGTATTCGAAAATAAATCACAACCTATCATATAAACTTCATCTGGCTTTTCAACATGACAACCAATATTTAATGCTGTAGGACCTGCTGACCATCCACAATCTCCTGTTGTACCGTCATTTAAATTCATGTGTTCGTCAATACGATTCACTTTATCTTGTGGAAATAACCATGAGATAAACAAAACGTTTGCACCAATACCTTTATACTCTCTATCTTCTTCTAAGAGTTTGTTCTTCCATAATGCGGTTGAACCATGGATCACAAACTCAGTTGAACCTTCTGGTTTTTCACTTTCAACAATTTTAGGTTCATAACCAAATCTTTCTTTCATATCTTCAATGTGAGTAAATTTCATTTGTTCATACATCATATCTGGTATTGATGACCAACCACGATAATAGACAGTATTATCTTTTGCATAACCTTTATCATAAATTTCATGCATGATACCAGGATCAACACTGATTAATGCATCTGGTGTGTAATCTCTGTGTAGACCATTACAACCATAAACTTTACCTTTACCTGTTAAAAGGTTTAGATCAAAGTTTTGACGACTTTCGCCGTTACCTATGAGAAAGAGCTTCTTCGATGTAGTCATATAAATTCACCTTTGGTTTCCATCCTAATGCATAAAACAGTCTGTTATCTGCAACATTATCTAATCGTTCTGTATTATCACCGTTTGCCATAGTGACACTTGGTAAATATTTTTCTGCAATCTCTGACAATTTATATGATTGTCCATAACCTAAATCATAAACACCAGATATTTCATAATCACTATTAATAATTAATTCAAATGCCGATAATATATCATCAATGTGTATAAAATCTCTACTATGATTTTTATTAATATAAGTCACTTCATTCTTTATAATCTTAGGTATCAACATATTCTCTCGACCACCTGGACCATAGATTGTAGTAAATCTTAAACCAATACTACTCTTTGGTGCAATCTTTTCAATTTGTCTTTTACTCCAGGCATATGGATTTAATTCTGGTTCTTTTGCTGTACTTGAACTGGCATAGATTATCTTTGTATTGGTAAAGTTTTCAAATAGTCTTTGTGACGCCATAACATTATGAATTGTATAATCTCTTGGATTAATAACACTTTCACGTACACTAGAAAGACCTGCAAGATGAATTACCAAATCAACTTTATAATTCAAATCACATGTCAATAAATCATGACCTAGTTTCTTATCTAGTTTAATGATGTGATGATTTTCAGATAGTTTCTTACAAAGATGTTTACCTACAAAACCTTCACTACCTGTTATTAATATATTCATTGAACTCCTCATAATTCATTTGTCTTACATTATCTATATGTCTCCATTCTTCTGGCCATATTTCACCACCTACACGATAGAATTGTATAATTTTATTTTCTTTAAATATCGTTGACATTTGTTTAATCCATTTACCTGAAAATTTTTCTAATGCATCTACTGGTGCATAACTATTGGTCCCTTTGTATATATTGTTCATTGGATTTGTTGATTGTTTTGCATTATCTATTTTATATGATAGATCAAAACCCAACATAAAAATCTTACCAGGACCTTTTGTATTTCGAGCTGCATAGTCTAACATTGTCTGACCTGTATCAAAATGTCTGTCTTCACCTAATGCATCTTTAAATGATTGAATATGATCTCTCGCTTTAGGAAACATTTTAAGAGCACTTTCATATTTGTGTTTTGCAATCATCTTTGAAAATAACCAAGCGTTATTGGCAACCATTTCTTCAAAGATAGGACTATCAATACAACCTATATAATCTGGTGCAAAATCTCTATACAAAGCATTACAACCATAAGTTTTACCAATATCTTTCAGTTTCTTTAAGTCAAACTGTAAACGACTGATACCGTTTGCTATTACGAAACTACGCATTGTTTTATAATCTCTTTCAATTTATCATAATCTTTATCACCTAAGAATGTTGTGTATTTACGTGCAAGTAAACTCACTTTGGGCCATACAATCTTTTCTTCAATCTCTTTATCAAACTTTTTACAATAGTTAAACATCTTTTGTAAAACTGATAGTGTGTCTAAACCAATCTTTTTTGCAAGAAAACTTTTGAGTAGAATAGGATGTTGACCTTTGTAACATTTAAATATTTTATTGAAATCA